GTGATGAATACGAAAGTGTTTATAAAGAGGCAGTTGCTCTTGGATTAGGTAAAAAAGTTAAAGCTCAAGATATTTGGGGTAAAATTTATGAATCACAGATTGAAACGGGCGTTCCTTATTTATGTTCTAAAGATAGTGCCAACCGAAAAACAAACCATCAAAATATTGGTGTGATTAAACAATCAAACTTATGTAATGAGATATATCAATACACTGATGAAGAAACTACCGCAATTTGCACATTATCTTCAATGGTGTTAAAGAACTTTATTCAAAACAATAAATTTGATTTCCAATTGTTATTCGCGGAAGTAAGAAAAGTTGTTAGAGCATTAAATAAAGTGGTTAACATCAATAGTTACTCAACGGAAAAAGGACTTAAAGGTGGTTTGGAACAACGAGCAATTGCGATTGGGACTCAAGGATTGGCGGATGTATTTTATCTTCTTGATTTGATTTTTACCGAAGAAGAAGCAAGAATTTTGAACAAACAAATTTTTGAAACCATCTATTATGCTGCGATTTTTGAAAGTAATAAACTTTGTAAAAACGGAGAATACGAATCATACAAATTCTTTGACGGATCACCAATGTCACAAGGAATATTCCAATTTGATATGTGGGGTTTAAATGAAAGTGAATTATCAGGATATTGGGATTGGAACCAACTTAAAGAAGATGTGAAGAAATATGGTGTTTGTAACTCGTTATTTACTGCTCAAATGCCTGTTGCGTCTTCCGCTAAAATTACTGGTTCATTTGAAATGACTGAACCCGCACACTCGGCTTTATTTAACAGAAGAGTAGTTGGTGGTGAAATTATGATTGTTAATAAATATTTAATTAATGACTTTGAAAAATTAGGTATTTGGTCAGAAGATTTGAAAAACGAAATCATCATTAATGAAGGTTCAATTCAAAATATTAACTTTAATAACTATTTGGATTCTGAAGACAAACACTATAACAAAAAAGTTAAAAGAATTGAACATTTAATCCCTAAATATAAAACAATTTGGGAGATATCACAGAGAGAGTTAATTGATATGGCGGCGGACAGAGCACCATTTATTGATCAATCTCAATCTATGAACATTTATATGGGTAATCCTACATTATCAAAGATTACCTCATCACATTTCCATTCTTGGGAGAAAGGATTAAAAACTTTATGTTATTATGTTAGAACTAAAGCGATATCCACAGGTGCTAAACACCTGGCAATAAACACTTCAAAAGTGGAGAAACCAAAGGTAACCCCTGAACCACCAAAAGTTGAATATTCTAACGATGGTTTACCACCAAAACCTGAAGATTCTGAATTTGATTGTTTTGGATGTGGATCCTAAAATATAATCCCGACTTATGTTGGGATTTTTTATTTATATAAAACTTCCCAACATTATATTTATTAGATATGGCAAATGGAATTACATATGGGATAAATTTCCCTTTTCAAGATTCGTATGTTGGTAAGTATTTAGATTGTTCTGACACTAAAGATGAAGAAGTTAGAAGTAACTTAATACATTTATTATTAACCCGAAAAGGAACTAGGTATTTTTTACCTGATTTCGGAACAAGATTATACGAATATATTTTTGAACCATTGGATGGTCCTACATTTGCGGAGATAGAATCAGAAATTAGGGATTCAGTTTCAAATTATATGCCGGGGTTATTGGTAACTAATGTTAAGATAACTGATGCGTCAATGGAGGAGGAAAACAAAGGAACATACATAAATGGTGAGGATAAAAGAGAATATACCGTCTCAAATATATCACAATTAGAACACACGGCAAAAATTAGAATTGATTATAAAACCACTAATAGTGCTTTTGAATCAAGTGATTTTGTTATTATTAATATTTAATAGAATATGGCAAATAAAAAAATATCGTATACAACGAGAGATTTTCAGGGAATAAGAACAGAGTTAATAAACTTTACAAGAACTTATTACCCTGATTTAGTTCAGAATTTTAACGATGCTGGGATATTCTCGGTAATGTTAGATTTGAATGCCGCGGTAACCGACAACTTACACTTTAATATTGATAGAAGTATTCAAGAAACTGTGTTACAATATGCACAACAAAAATCATCAATATATAATATTGCAAGAACATACGGTTTAAAAATACCGGGATTAAGACCTTCGGTTGCGTTGGTTGATTTGTCTATTACGGTTCCCGCATTTGGTGATAGAGAGGATTTGAGATATTGTGGTATATTAAGACGAGGTTCACAAGTTAATGGTGCTGGACAACCTTTTGAAACTGTTTATGATATTGATTTTTCATCACCAATTAATTCTGAAGGGTCACCAAATAGATTAAAAATACCTAATTTTGATAGTAGTGGTAAATTACTTAACTATACAATTGTAAAAAGAGAAGTGGTGGTTAATGGACTTACTAAAGTTTTTAGAATAGTCGTAACACCAAATGATGTTAAACCATTTTTTGAACTTTTCTTACCTGAAAAAAATGTTTTAGGTGTCACAAGTGTAATATTGAAAGACGGGACACAATATTCTACAGTTCCAAGTCCACAAGAATTTTTAGGTTTAGATAATAGATGGTATGAAGTACCGGCATTAGTTGAGGATAGGGTATTTATTGAGGATCCAACAAAGGTATCTGATCAACCCGGAATTAAAGTCGGTAAATACATTAATACAAACACTAAATTTATTACCGAATATACTCCTGAAGGGTTTATGAAATTAACATTTGGTGGTGGTAATGTTTCTGCGGACGAACAATTAAAAGATTTTGCAAGAAACGGATTTCAATTAGATTTGAGTAAATATATTAATAATTTGGCGTTAGGAGCGGCATTAAAATCTAACTCAACATTATTCGTACAATATAGAGTTGGTGGTGGACAAGGAACAAATTTAGGGGTAAATGTCATTAATCAAATCGGGACAGTTTCATTCTATGTGAATGGACCATCTCAATCTGTCAATACAACGGTTATTAATTCATTAGCGTGTAATAATGTCACCGCTGCAATTGGAGGGGCAAATGCCCCATCAACTGAAGAAGTGAGACAATATGTAACATATAACTTTGCGGCACAAAATAGAGCGGTAACTATAAATGACTACGAATCCATTTTAAGAAATATGCCATCACAATTTGGGGCACCTGGTAAAGTTGCTATTACCGAAGAAAACAATAAGATAAAAATAAAGATGTTATCTTATGATGTGGAAGGTAAATTAACGGAAGTGGTATCAAATACACTTAAAAATAATGTCGCCAATTACCTTTCTAACTATAGAATGATAAACGACTACATCTCAATTGAAACTGCGAATGTTATTGATTTGAGTGTTAATGTTGACGTGGTGTTGGACGCGAGTCAAAATCAAGGTTCAGTTGTTGCAAAAATAATTGACATCATTTCAAACTATTTTAGTCCATTACAAAGACAAATGGGTGAAAATGTATATGTGTCCGAAATAAGACGATTAGTTCAAAATGAAAATGGGGTAATTAGTATTTCTGATATAAGTTTCATTAATAATGTTGGAGGACAATACTCATCGTCACAAACTTCTCAACCATATTCCGATCCAGCAACTAGAGAGATTGGATTAATTACCGACACAATATTTGCGGAACCAACTCAAATTTATCAAATTAGATATCCAAATAAGGATATTAATGTTAGAGTTCTCAATTTAAAGACGGTGAATTTCTCTTGATGATTTATTTTTGGAATAAAAGAATTATTTTTTGAAAATAGGAAATAAACTATTTATCAAAAAAAGAATTTAATGCCAAAATCATATAGAATCAGAACCCAACCAGGTGTTGATAAATCCATTAAAATACAATTAGATCAGGATTTTGAATACTTGGAGATATTATCTTTGAAAATATATCAAAATGATATATACACTCGTATGTGTTCTGATTACGGTGTTGTTGTTGGAAGAGTTTTAGTAAACGGAGGGTTTGGAGTTCCAAACGCCAAAGTTTCGGTATTCATTCCAATAACAGATGAAGACGCTCAAAACCCAATCATTTCACAATTATACCCATATAAAAACATTGATGATTTAAATGAGGATGGTTATAGATATAATTTATTACCTTATGAACCTTCATATCAAGGACATTCTGCGACAGGAACATTCCCAAGTAGAGAAGATGTATTAACTGACTCCACTTTGGTAGAAGTTTATGATAAATATTATAAATTCACCGTAAAAACAAATGAGAGTGGTGACTATATGATATTTGGAGTTCCTACGGGAGAACAAACAATATTTATGGATGTTGATTTATCGGATATTGGTTGTTTTTCATTATCACCACAGGATTTGATTAATTCGGGGTTGGCAACAGAGTCACAGGTTGACGGGAGTAAGTTTAAAACCTCAAGTAATTTACAAGAATTACCACAAGTCAAATCATTAAATAAAATTGTAAGTGTTCAACCATTATGGGGAGAACCTGACATTTGTTTATTAGGAATAACAAGAGTTGATTTTGACTTAACGGCATCGGCAAATATAAATATACAACCAACTTCTGTGTTTATGGGATCAGTTGTCTCAACAACAAATGAAGATTCGGTAAAGAAAAATTGTAAACCAAAAATTAACACAGGGAATATGTGTGATTTGGTTGCGGGTCCAGGACAAATACTTGCGATTAGACAAACAATAAACACCGACGATAATGGATATCCTATTCTTGAACAATATAGATTGGAACAAGATGGTAAAATAATTGATGGTGATGGAACTTGGTTGGTTAATTTACCAATGAATTTAAATTATATCACAACCAATGAATTTGGGGAACAAGTTTTATCTAACGACCCTAAAGTTGGTATACCAACAACTGCAAAATATAGGTTTAAAATTAAGTGGCAAAACGAAGAAGGGTTACGAAATAACTTTATGAGAGGAAACTATTTGGTTCCTAATGTGAAAGAATACGGATGGGGTAGTTCTGGACCTAATACTGATCCGACAACACTACCTATTAACAATGAAGATTTCTCATTTCCTGTGGGTGTTACGGCAACAACAATGACTATATCACAAGGTGGTTTAGTGTTTAGTAACTCGGTTAATGCTGGTGATAATTTTAGTTTAGTGATTAATGGGATACCATATTATGGAGGAGTTGAAAGTGTTCCCTTACCTCTTAATAGTAATACTGTTCAGATTTTGTCTAATCCTATTGATGTCACACAAACACAAAACATTACATTTACATACTACCCACAAGGTTATTTTGATGTAATTAGATCTTACGCATTTAGTTTAGATTGGGATGATTATGTTAATAAACAATCGGCAATTGATTGTGAAGACACTTTTTATGGGTTTAATTATAATAAAGTTTATACGGTTAGTTCATTTATTGATAGATATAAAAATGGTAAAAATAGGGCAAGACATTTAGGTATTAAAGAAATAACCGACAGATCTTGTCAAAGTGAAAATAATAAATTTCCCGTTAATGATGCGGTTAGGAACTTTGACTTTCTCCAATTTGTGGTTTCATTATTTTTAACCATATTGTCAATACCTTTTATAGTTTTATTATCTTTATCACATATTATTGCGTTGATTTGGCCGGTATTAAAATGGGTTTTAATAGTTTCTATTCCCGCTTTATTATTGTATTTGGCAACGCAAGCGGCATTAACTATGATTGGTGCTTTTCCGGCGGTTGGTCTTATTGTGGTAAATGCTCTTTATGTTGTTTTATATGTTGCGTTAGGCGTAATTTTTGGTATAAAAGTTATTCCTGCATTACTTAAAGTGAAAAACTTTACAAGATTTGCGTTACCAATGATATCATACCCTGATTGCGATACTTGTAATTGTGAGTCAAAAGATAGTTCATATGATGAGGTAGATGCTGAAGTTAAATTACCTCCTGTAGATGTTAACACAAGTTTCTTGGCGGACACTCCAATTAGTGTTATGTATTCAAAGAATAATACTAATTTAAATCCATATTATGGTAATATTGAAACCGATGATCCTGAAGTATTACAATCGGCACAAAATAATTTTTTACAAATATTTTCGGGAATTGACGAAACAGATTCTAACGCTAGAAGAGGTTCTAGAAGTTTCGTAACTAGAAAAGAATCGGGAGCTGATGAGTATGGTTATCCATTAACAGAACCTTGGTCTCAAAAATTAAATTCGTTTAATTTGAGAGACAAGTATTTTAATGGTATTAATATTATTGAAACTAGTGTTAATGGCTCTCCATCATTTAATGATCAAATTGTGGTTGCGGTTGTAGATTGGGGAGTTCAGGGAGAATTTAACCCTGGTGATATGATATCATTTCAGAATCCCGCCTTAAGTGGGGATATTGATAGAATAACGGGAATTACTGCGGGTAATCAATTTGACACATTCTCAATAACGGGAACAACAACTACAGGGACGACAACTATTCCTATTTATTATGCGAATCCAAGTGACTCTAGTTGGACTACTAACTCAAGTCAAAATATTACTATTACACAAACTAATTCTGATGGTTCATATAGGTTCCCTGCTGATATGGAATATTATCAAGTAATAACAGGTATGACAGTACAGGACTTTTTAAGTCAATCAAATACAAGTGCGAATTATAAATTCCCTAAAGAATATCTTTTACATAATATAAGATACCGTTATCAAAGTGATGATGGTCCCAATAATTATGAGTGGCAAAAAACCGCGTTGTATGAATTCCAAGATTATCAAAATTTAGGGATAGTATTTTTTGTAAGAGGTGTTGACCCCTATACTGATAAACAAACAATTGAATATAATTTAACAACAATTTTTGGAGGAACTTTAGGTGTTGGAGCACAAATTAAAGTTAGTGGTAATTACAGAGTTAATTACCCAATCAGAGGATATTCTAACGGTAAAAAACCAATAGAACATAGTGCGATTAATAACACGCCGTTTATTAATACCATTGGTGGTGCGGCACAAAGGTCTATTTATGGTAAATCTTTTACATTTGTCCCAAACGCAACAATGATGAACACATTTCCAAATAGTGCGTCAACATTACCATACTATTATTTATCAACTGACTCTAATAATTCAGGATTATCACCAGCTTATAGACCTCAATCTTCAGTACCATATCTAAATAGTGCAATAGTTAATGCGGGTCAAACATTGAATATTGGTACTGTACAATGTACTATGTTACCGTTACGTAACATTGCATCATCAACAAGTGTTGTATCAGCGAGTCCAAATAGTAATTCATATACACCGTCATACATATCAAGTCCATACCCGTATTATGTTGCTGGAGGATCGTTTTTATTAACCAATATCGTACCACCATATAATTATGGGGGATTAACACCTTGTTTTGGAGGTGACAATTTTGATCAAGAAAGATTTTGGTTTTTATATTCACCATCATATAGAATGTATTTTGGTTCAGGAACAATTAATGGTGTTAATTTTAATAATCCGTTAGGTATTGTAATGAGAAGTGATCGTTTACCAACATCAACAACTTTAGAAGGGTGTAATGGTAGTCCTGACACAAGTTTTGCATTTATGCAAAATAATAGATTCCCATATTATAAAGTACCTGAAGAAGGATATGCTGAGGCTATAACAACACTTAATTTTGGTAGTGACGTACCTTCGGGTAATTTAGAAGATGCCGACATTTCAACCGGGTTAACAAGTTCTTTGACTTGTGAAAATATGGTTAGTTTAGAATGTTATACAGGTTACGGAACTGGGTTTACAATTGACCCTAGTTGTGCGGAAGAGGATAAAGTTGTTGGGGGGTGTTACTACTTGTTAAACAAACCTTATGTTGTTTCAATACCAAAAGATATTAACCGTTTCCTTGAATGGAAATCTCGTTTTAATCTAATGTTTGCATCTTGTAGAGGGGTGTTTGGACATATGTTCCAAAACAATTGGATAAATGGTGTGTTGTATATGCCGTCCTTTAACAAACAAACCGTATTTAATATTTATGGACAACCAAGATACAAATATTGTGATGATATTATTTTTTATAATGATGTTAATAATAGTTTCTTTTACCGTAGTTCCCCTTGGAATGGTTCTGAATTTATTGGTGGACCAAAACCTGTTGCCTCAACATTATTACCCGTTAATGTTGGACCTCAACAATCTGACGATTCGGCAAATACAAGACAAATACTGTTTCCAACAACAATATTGGATATGGGTAAAAGAGATGAATTTATTGGAGAAATATGTAGTAACCCAGAATTTGAAGGTAGGTATTTAGGTAATACATTTATGAGTTCATCATATAATGATAGTTCGGACATACTACAATTAGGTATTATATCACGATTGGTTAATGCAAATTGGTTAGGACAACTTTTTAATTCTGGAGCGGGATCAATCAATCAGTTCTTTTCAAGAAGTGGAGATAGGCTTGATGGGGACATTGCACAATCATTCTCAATTAATTCAGAATATCAAATTAATCCATTTATTGCGGGTAATTATGCTGACAACCAAATTTATGTAGGTGAAGACACTACAGGACCTGTTTTTGGCGTTTTTTATAACGCTTCAGGTGTGACAGATAATAGTCAATATAAAAATAGGAGAGCATTATCTCCTGGAATTAATATTTATAACTTTTTGCCATTATTGCAAAATCAATATGGGTATCCAAAAACTCAAGAAGTTCCATTCTATAAATGGTCCATTAGTTTGAGTAATAGTATATTCGGTAACGAATCAAATAATTGGTATACAAGTGCTAATGGAAATCAAACGGGTACCGGATTTTATAAACAAAAATACCAATCGTTAGATGTTATAGGGGATGATTACTTTAAGACACCACTTATGTCAACAGGTTTCCCAAATATCTATTACGGATTTATAACAAATTATGATACATTAGGAAATCCCGTAATTAGTGATCCCGTAGTTCCAAATCCTATATTGGTTGGGGCACCAAATCATTTCTATTTTGGATTAAAAAATGGAAAAACCGCATTAAATAGGTTTATAAAAATATATATAGATACAGAATTAGAGTAATGGGTATTGACGACGGAACAAAAATTATTTTAGGATCATTGAGAAACAAAGTTTCTCCTAATGTTGATATGATATCTAATGTATCATTAGAACAGACACAAAGAGAAAACATTGAATTTGATAGAACCGCTGATGTAAATCTACAACAAATTTATATTGAGGAAAGGGAATCGTCACAAGTTTTTAGACCAACTTGTAAGTTTTCATTCATATTTAAAAACAATTATATTGGATCAACAAATTACGCACCGTTTAAAAATAATTTGTTTTATACAAACGCAATACAAAATGCGGTTAGTGCAACCGTGAACCCAAACTTACCTTGGGAGGGATATCCACAATATTTTGAGTTTGATTTTATTAGAACTGACAATAATAACCCCGGGTATACTCAACCACCAAATAACCATCTAACCTTCGTTAACAAAAGTGCTACTACATATAATTGGACACACTATATGAGTTATGCGTATGATAATAACCCAAATAAACAATTAGAAGCGGTTGATAACAAAACAACCGCATCTTGGTCTTGGGTTGCATCTGATGGAATTCCATTTATCATTTCTGTTGGGAGTAATGACTCCGCTAGAGTAATATCTTTTAGATGTGTCATGCCACACGGGTTAAATGTTAATGACTATGTTTATTTGTCATTTGATTATGTTGGGGAACGACTATTTTTAGTGTCAAGTTTGGGTGACGCAGGTTTTGGTAGTGAAGAATATATTTTTAACATTACCAACATTGGTTATACGGGAGCGACTTTCAATCAAGGTGTTACTGGTACCTTTAAAAAGGTAATAAATGATGCAAATTCAGGAGAAACAATGTCAACTTACTATGTTAGAAGACATAAAATTCTTACAAGTTCAGAGAATGCGGTTTTAGTTAAAGCGGGATTTGAACAAAACATCTTCAATTCAAAAAGTAAGTTGGAAACTGCGGTTTTAACCCCCAATAATCTTACTAGAACTTCCGTAAAGGAAGGAGGACAAGCATATACCCTAACTTTTAATGATGATATTGACATTACAGATTTAATTGATAATCAAAAAAGACCTTTAAGTGAGTTATATTTTACAACAATATGGAAAGGTTATTTTGGGTGGACAAATCCATTAAAAGAAGGTTTTACATTTAATTTACCTTTGGTTAATAACCAACCATCACCTTGGTGGAATGTTAATAACGCATCGTCGGATACAAATTTACCAATTGGGATTTATTTTAGTCAAACAACACCACCCGTTGGTCCCTTTGTTTATACCGAGAATTTACAAATTGGAGATATAATTGATGGGGATTTTTGTGAATTTAATTCCTACAATCAAGTGGAAAGAGTAGTATCAAACATACTACACAAATTCACATTTAATTCATTAAGATTTAATCTAACGGGAAATACAACATCTAATAACCCCAACCAATTGGGTTATTATTATCGACCACATAAACCTATTATAATTAGAAGTTTTTCTGATTATATTGAAGAAGGGGATGCTCAATTAATTGTTGGGATTCCGAATTATTCATTCTACTCAAATTTATCAAATAGTTTTAGATGGAGAGATTTATATCCTTTTGGGTTTATTGATGATCTTGGAAACGGTGTGGATTATCCTTTTATAAATGGTAAACACTATCCATTTACCGAAAACATATTTAGATTAATACCTGAAGGTAGTCAAATTGGTGACCAATTCATAAACGAAATTGCCGAACCTACAACAGATGAGTGTGAATAAATATAAAATAGTAATACCAACTAACGATAAACAAATTGACATTCCAATAGAACTTAAATGGGATTTTGGGGGTAGAGACGGTGGTATTGAGGAATATGAAAAAACTGTTTTAAGTGAGGTTCTTGGAATTCCGAATGATTTTGAGGTTGATAGGTTTTCACATAACGATTATCAAATACTGAATGTTCTAAAAACTTCATTAAATTATGAGTTTTATTTTTACAATGGATTACCTCAAAATATTCCATCGGCAAATATTACCAATTATGTTAGTAGTTATTTAACTGCAGGATTTACCGAAAAAGAGTTATACTATTATAGTAAACCATTCACCAAATCATTCTTTAAATTGGATTTTTATGATACCACGGATCCTGTAAATCAAACATTATATTTTACCATAATTTTACCCGTCCAACAAGGATTAACCGAATCTGTTACAATATCCACATTATTACCAAATGTTGATGTTAAAAAACCAACAATGAGATTAGATTTTATTGGTGATAAAGAAGGGTTTTTTATTTATTGGTTAAGAAAACGAAATTTTATTGACATATCTCAATTTTATATGTCCGCTAAATTTTTTAATGGAAGTACCGGTATATATACAACTATGGTGAATCAACCACAGTTCCAAATACCAAATCCATATACTTTTAATGGAGATAATTATTTTTATTACAAAGTTAATTTAAATTATAATGATAAAACATATCAGGCGTATAGAACTGATAATAACATACAAAGAGTAGGATTAGAGAACAATCCAATTGTTTGGTTTGAATATGTAAATCCTTAATAAAATGGTTGAACAAAAGTATTATTTTAAAATATCGCCCGAAAACATAAAAGGGGATTTAATTACGGTTAACTACACTGGCGATACTGATTATATCTACGATATTGATCCTTGTTGTCCTATAACGGGAATTACCGAAAACACATTAACAGGATCGACAGGTGTGTATACCGGAATGACATATGTCTTATCGGGAGCTTCAGGTGGGACATCAATATTAACAGGGTTAACAATTCCGATTCTACTAACACAAACAGGTATTGATTATGGTTATTATTCTGTTTTTGATGGTGCGATATTACAAAAAGAAGTTATCACTAATTTTATGTTTTCCGCAACAACAGGGAGTCCATATACCTACTATTTTTACAATACATCTGATTTGGAACTTAAAAAGTTTTTAGAATTAACAACATTTAAGGTAGATTGGGGTGATGGGACAACAATTCAAACAATAACGGGAACCGCACCACTATCACACAATTATCCATTGGGTAGTAATCAATATACGATAACAATGACTGCCACATCGCCTTGGGGTATATCCCAAGTGTCAAAAACAATAACAGTTCCATTTGTTTTTGTCCCAAATTTGGATCCGTTTGGTGTTGCGACATTCACACCTGCGGGAGGTAATTGGTCGGCAACTTCATTTAATTACGAATACATATTTACGGGAGATTCCAATACAAACATAAACGATTTCTACAGTTATAATTACACTACCGTACCTTTCACTATAACAGGATACACTCAATCATCAATTAACGATTTGGAACAATATGGACCTAAATATATGTTGGCGGAAGGTAAATTTAAACCTGGAATACAAGTAACGGGAACATCAAATACTGTCGGAACATATTGGGGACCGGATCCAAGCGGAACTTATGTCGCATATACAATAGATGGTGTTGACTATTATGATTATCCTGATGGGACAACATTATATGTTATACAATCTTCCGGATTTACTCAAGATGATTTGGTATTGTCTGCAATAACAAAAAATGAAGCGTTAATCAATGTTATAGATCAACCTGAAATACAATCCAACATATTCATAGAAAGGGGTAAAATGTCCGCTTTAGAATATATTGAGAGGTTAGGTGAAGTTGATAATGTTGGGGACTTAACAAAATATGGATACGGATTTTTTTCAGTGGAAAAACAATGATTTTAGGTATTTATATTTAAAACGATAAACAATATAAAAGATATTAATAATGGCAACAGGATCGTATGGGACAATTAGACCCGCAGATGTTAGTCCTGATGATGTAGACATCATTTTGAATTATACACCAAGTAGGGATGATACAGATAATTTCGTTTTGACAAAATTGGACGCAAAAACAATATTACGACCTTATTTTAATAATAACACTACTGGAGGTAATGCGGATGTTGAAATTTTAGGTGGATTATATAACCTAAAACTTCCTGCAGATGTTTTCAATAAGTTGGGGATATATACCTTGTATATTAGACCTGCAGAGATAAGAACAAGAATAACAGATTGTGGTATTTTATCGGCATTACCAAATGTTAAGGGTATCGTTATTGATGTTAATAATGTTCCTTCACAATTCAGAAATAATTTTGTAAATCAAGGATTAATAGGGTTTAGAGTTGAATACTTAAATTCTGATGGGACTAAAATTCCAAATTTTTTCAGAATGATAACCTCATCTTTTTACTGTGAACCGGTAATACAAAATCTTACAAATACATCACAAAAATCAATTAGATATAGATATACTGAAGGCACCACTAATTTAGTGTTTTGCACGCTTTCACCATCATCATCACCGACTAACAAACCAAATGCAACACCGTTCATCGGACAACCAAATCAAGATATTGTGATAACTAACACCTATTTCAACCCGGTAACAACGGAGATTGAAATTGTTGAACACGATATATCTACATTGGCACTTGCTCTTTATGGTAATCAAACCAAATCTATTGACGATGGTATCTACACTATTTACGACAGTGATAATAATATTTACAAACAATACAACCTATACGAAATTAAAG